CGTAAGGGTCCTTAGGAATCTCACGACCAAAGAATTTGGTTACCAATTCTTTGATCAGATTATCTGAATAGACTCCATTCCCTTTAAGGGAAAAGTCTTCATCATTTAAATGATCTTGCCAGAAAGAATCTGGACAAAGCTCGAAACGAGCCAGCTCCTTACGGAGCGCAGGAAGGGACTGTTTAACAGTTGAAATCCCTTTCTTACTGGGCATATTCAACGCCCGTAGCTCTGAAAGCTTGAAGTATCTCTCGAGGGGATCTTCAATCTCGACTAAATCGAGAATATATTTAATATATTTCCAACCACTTGGTGGTATGGATTCCTCCATCATGGGGAATCCAAGCCCTCCAGCAGAGGGGGGGAGCCAGAAGGGCAGGCTAAGCCTATCCAACTCACCACCGTAAACACGGTTAAAAATCATTTTGAAAATGACCAAGCTCATAACCTTAGGGCCGAGCTCCTCGAGATAATCGAGCTGATTCCTCAGCATCCGTCCCTTTCCAAGGATGGAACTTCGGTTATCCGAATGCTGTCGTGTCATAGACGTCAACAGCCGTGACTTAATCACGTCTATGTAATAGAACTTCCCTTCATAGAAGAGAATGTGATCTTCACAGAAGATGCCAATGAGTTGGCTTATCCCGTCTTTCCAGGATAACTTCATTTTGAAGTCAGAAACAGTCTTTTTAAAACAGACGATTCTGCCGAGGGTATCCCTTACGGCGAAAACGTCGTCTCCGCAAATGCAGATTGGTTCCCGACTCAAACGAGCGGAGAGAACCTCCGTTTCATAACGGTACTCCAGACTGGAGAACTCTTCAAAGAGTATGTTGGCTAAATCCAACGTCATAAATGACAGTGGTTCTCCCATAAAGGAACCACACCGATGTATCATGTCGGGGAGATGATCTCCACAAGCCTGGAAACCAGGTCCAAGACTTAGCCTCCTCTTAACATATAAGAGATCCTCGTAAACGAGGAATGGATGATCCCGTCCAAGATGGGACAAAACCTTCCATAACACTTTAATAAGTGAGAAACAGATGTAATCTGTTGAGGCCTTATAGTCTGTGCTTTGTAAAAAGCGTCCAGAATGGACATTCCTTTGTAGGAATTTGAGGAACGACCACATTTTGTTAGTCGACCTCAGGCCAATTCTGGCCCGCCCGTCACGAGCGATGATCGGTTCGATCATAAACCGCATACAGCGTGTAACCTGACAAAACCAGGTCTCGGTGTTACCGAGAGAACGTGATTTCATACCCGGCTCAGCCAGGCACGTCATCCGGACTTGTGGTCCATCCACAGATTTATATCTGAGGATACGCCTTGAGGCGAAGAGGGGCAAATGTAGCACCTCACCGGTTGATAACGGTAGGACTATCTTGAAGGTAGGCCTAACAACTTCAAGTTGTCCTTCCTCATGGAAGTATCCTTGGTTTAGGGCATAAGCCGCTGAAACCAGAAGAATATATAACCCAAGGTTATTGGGCAAGGCTTCTGCCAGGGGGTCCGTTTCGGGTCCCTCCGCCCCGAGGCTTAAAACCTCGTTGGCTATATCGCGTCTGCGACCATCGCCATCTCTCCTATAGAGCGCGTCAATAAGACGCAATCTCCCACCGATCAAGGTCTTTCTGAGGCCCGATGGGAAAACGGGATTCCCGTAAACGTCGAAGACGTCTGAATTCAATTCAGATTTGATCCTATTCAATAGGTCCTTTAAAGGAACTACCTCCGATTTTTCGTCGAGGGCAGAATATGTCACATATGGCTCGGAACCGGATAAAATCCAATCCCGGGCAACGGACGCCTGTCCGCCCTCTGCTTGAGGGGCTTCGAAAGAGGCGGAGGTACTCACACTAACGTGTGAATGGCGTGGCATTTCTGCTACACCTACCTCAAGGCCATATTTGGCCATAACCAGTTCTGCCCTTGCGAGCAGATGATCTTCGATCTTTTCTGGTTCTGTCGTTAAGACAGTAAGCTGTGTAGAAAGGTCCTTTCGACACGCCTCCTTGGAAGGAGGGGGCAGAGCCCGGCCAAAAGTCCTAATCTGACACAGATTGAGAAGGTCCGACTTAGTCAGGCCTCCGGATCTCAGATCCGCTGCACCCCACCGTGACAGGTGACCTGTCATCCACGTTAAACGTGGCACCGGAGTATCAGGGCTATACCCTGGCCAGAATGGCAACTTAGGTGGAAGTGGGTTTGGCATGTCGCTTAAAGCGTACCATTGCAGCCCAGCGGCCAGCGATTTTGCACCGCTCCCGACTTTGTCGAGGTTTTTCAATCGACCATGTCGATCTCTCATTAATGAGAAGGTCAGAAACCACCTTTTAAAGGCCTTGATACTCCTAAGGAGATCAAGATCTCTCATCTCAGGATTGAAATCCTGGTTGAGAAGCACTGTGTGCATGAGGGCCACCCATGTGTCCTCAAGGAATTTATATTCCCGGCCTGAAAGCTTGCACATCGATTTAAACGATAAACCGCTTAAAGCGTAACCAATCATTTGGTAAAGTCTTTGATTTCCAAAGACAATCCCTTTGGGATCGTGCAACTTCCACCCGTCTACCCTATGGGTAGCAAGCCGGAGGCATACACCAATGATTGGTGATGACTCTACCTTATTCTGTAAGGTTTCGCTATATTTTGTAGCGAAAGTTGCTCGAGCAACTTGGGCAACTAATTGCCCAGTCGGCGCCTTAAGGCGGCCATCGGCATTACCGATGGTGCGGACTTCGACTTCGCGTCGAGGCACTTCGCCCGAAGTCCCTGGGTTTAAACCCACGGGCACACCACTGCCCTGAGCGACGCGTACGTCACCCGTTGCTGGCAAATCCATGAAGGAGAACCAGTATGGTTTGAGG